CAGCATCGCGGTCTGACTCGTCCGCGTCGTCCTCTGAGGAGTCCTTCGCCGCATAGGCGTCATCGTCGGTGAGACCGAGGCCGTGCTTGGCCTCCATGGCAGCGAAGCTAGCGAGGCTTTGGCCCTCGCTGCTCTCTGCAACCTCGGGGGTATCGGGGGCCTCGTCCTGAGGCTCGTCAATCGTTTCTTCGGTCATGTGATGCTGGGGGAGGTGCCTACCACTTCTTGCACGACCAGTAGCGTGCCGTCAGCTTGCTAGGCGGTCTGGAATCGCACCCGTGTCGGGCGCGGAAGTTCTTGCGACGACCAGGCTGGTCCTTCTTGATCGTCATGTTGGGGTCGCCAAACCGGATGAGCTTCACCTGATCGCCCTGCTTCGCGAGCACGGCGAACTTCTTGCTCTTTCCGGGGGTGCGCTTGGGCTTGTTGTAGCCGCTGAAGCGCTCGCCTCTGTAGTCAATAGCCACGGCGCCAGTATCCCACACTAATCGTCGAGACTCCAGTCCGTGGCGGCATTGCCACGGCCATTATTCCGTGCAATGAACTCGCGCGCTTCGCGCCGGTTGTTAAACGCCGCCCACCCATCCTTGGTGTGGTTCTTCACATCGGGGTGCCACTTGTGGACCTGACGCGAAACGAAGCCGTTATCTATGTTAGTAGCGACCTGAGAAAAAATCCGACGAAGCCGGCGATCACCTTCGCGCCTAATCTGGCCGATATCGTCGCACTCATCGTGGTGAAGAAAAAGCTCGACGGTCTCGCCGGTATCCTCGTCAATGTACTCGTATAAGGGCATCAGACTCCTCCCATGATGTTGCCCATGTTCTGGGCGTTACCAGACATCCGGCCTGCCATGGGGTTGGCCTGGCCGTCCGTCTGCGGGTTAGGTGAGTTGCTGCCGGCAGTGTTCTGCATCTGCTGGAGCATTTGGAGCGCTGCCTGCTGCTCCTTGGCCTGGTTCATGGCCTGCTCAGTGATCATGGTGCCCATGTCGCCCAGGTTCAGGGACTCTGCGGCCTTGGTCAGCATCTTGTTGATCACAGGAGCCAGGGGAGGGGCCTGGAGGCCCACACCAGCTAGCTGGACATACATCTGCATGAACTCCATCACACGGCGCTGGTAGAGCCCCTCATTGGCCCTCTGCATGCTGTGCGCCTCGATCTCGAACTCGTAGGCCTCGAAGGGCGTGCGGTCCTCAGGAGGGGCGTACCAGACCATCCCAGGCTCCATGCCAAGCTCCTGGGCAACCGCCGCTGTGACGGGGTAGCGGCTGCGCCGGTCCTCGCGCATGTACCAGGCGACCCGTCGCAGGATCTCGTGGACCCCACGGTAGAACTGCTTGCGGACATACTCGACCCGGATGTTCGAGGCGCTGTCGGCAACGCTGACCTCGGTGGCCGTGCCGGCCCCGGTGACCGCTCCGCGCTGCACATCCGTGATGCCAGACACGCGCTCCAGGCGCTGGCGCTCGGCCTGGATGTAGATCATTAGCTCCGAGTGGGGGCCCCCGACCTCGAACGGCACCACGGCGTCTCGGATGCCAAGGTTGCCGGTCTGCAAGGTGAACACGCCCTGGTCCTCGAAGGACTTGATGGCGTCAGCCACCTCGGGCTCCGCCGCGTTGATCGCGACCCCCTTCTTGGCCTTCCTGGCGCCCTCAACAAAAGCGTTCGTGAAGTCGTTCAGGCTCTGGACCTGGTCCTCGACCGCCGCAAGCGGCGCCAGCCAGTAGGTGTCGTTCGGGACCGGGTACACGCCCCAGATCACATAGGGGCCCTCGCGGGGGCCAAACCAGGGCTGGGGATCCCTCAGGAAGACGCCAGTGCTGGTCCCGTCCTCTTGGGCTGCGCCCGCGAGCGTGTACAGAGTGCCGTTGAAGCCCTCCTGCTCGCCAACCTCGTCGTCCACCCGCTGCTCGGGGATCCACACCTCGTAGATGCGGATCTCGCCCCGGTCCATGTGCTCCAGGTGGTCCTCGTCGTAGACCGCGTCGGCAGCCGCCTTGATGGCGTCGGGGCGCCAGCCCAGGTCAGGGTTCTTGCGGGCCTCCTCAAGCAGGTCCTCACGGTCCCGCGTGTAGCAGTGGCCGTAGTACCGGATCGCGTCCCGGCGGCTCGCCAGCGGATCCCAGAACACAGAGGTCGGGTCCAGAGTCATCACGCGCGGGCGCATGACATCCTCGTCCTCCTCCAGGCCCTCGCGGGCCACGGGCGGGATGAACCCAGGGAACTTCTCCTGGTAGACATACGCGCAGCCCCAGGCAAAGAAGCCATCGGTGGCGTAGTCCGTCAGCAGGGCGTCGAAGTGGGTGTCATTGACCCACCTGTTCATGCTGTGGGCCAGGGCCTCGGTGTCGGGAATCTCAGCGTTCCCCGACATCGCTGCGTCGTCACGGCTGGTCACCCGGATCTTCGGGTTATCCAGGACCAGACGCGGCAGCATCATGGACACATACTCGTGGTAGTGGTTCTCCAGCGTCATGCCGTGGCTCAGGGAGCCCGGCTTCTTGTACGCACGCCCGTGGCTGCGCTGCACCATCTTCTTGAAGTGGCGCAGGTGCTGGTCCCGCTCGGCTTCCGCCGCTTTGACCTCGGCGTACAGGTTTTCTTCGTCGTCGTGGATCATGCCAGTCCCCGCATTCGTTGGAGTCGCAAGAATTCGGGGTCCCTGGTCAGGATGTGCTCAGGACGCCGAGTTTCAAAGATTACCCTGTCAGGCGGCGTGACTTGCTTCTCAAACACCGCCCACATCAGGTACAGCATCGCGTCGATGCCGTGATCGTTGACCTTGACCGGGACATCCAGGGCGGGGCCCTCGCCCCCGACCATGTCATACCGCTGGGAGATCCTAGGGGGGGCCCACATGTACCCCGTCATCTCCTCGTAGGTCGTCCCTGGCTTGCTCTTCAGGTAGACATCCCGGTCGTGCTTGCGGCAGTCCCGCAGGAACCGGATCTTCCCCTCGCCAATCAGGTTGTGGACATGCATCACCATGGCAAACTTCCGCTTGCCGGCCTGCATGCTGCTCTTGTCAGCCGTGATCAATAGCGGACGGTTGTCCCGAGCACGCAGCTTGCGGTTCACCATCGCAATACCAGCCGCGTTCTCAGGGTCGCTCACGACCCGCCAGATGCCCCAGTACTCGTGCAGGTCCTCAATGGCCTCTGCCCACCAGGCGTCGTCCTCGCGCGTCTTGTAGACCTCCTCAACGCACCAGGCACGGCCCTCGTCGTCGAAGCCCCACACAGACACCACACCAGGGCTCGTGTACCCCCAGTCCTGGCCTGCGGCCAGCCAGAGCAACCGCACGGGCTCCTCTCCAGGCTGGTGCACATACCAGAAGCCGTCGTCGTGCTTGGAGACCTCCCCGTCCACCACAAACTGGTCCGCATCCCAGTTGTCGAAGACCTGGCCCTCCACCATGCACCACTCGCCCTCGAAAAGGCGCCGGAACAGGGTCCCGCTGGTGCCGCTCTTCAGATTGTCCCTGAACTCAGCACCTGCAAGAGTCCAGTCGTCCGTTTCCAGGTCCCAGTAGTACGGGTTGTCACGGAAAGTCGCCTGCCGGCGCACAAAACCGTCCCCAGGGTTCGCAATGAACTTCTGGTACAGCCAGTGGAACGGGGAATCCGGGTTGCACTCCACGATCATGGTGTGGAACGGGGCTCCCTTCGGCCATCGCAGCGAACGGAAGAACCGCTCGAAGGAATCCTGGGCCACCTGGGTTCCCTCGACGATCAAAACCGCGTTCCACTCGGTCGAATAGTGCTTCTCGGGGTCATCCAGGCCCCCCAAAACGATCTCTGACGCCCCGATCTTGTAGCTCTGGCGGTGCATCTTGCTACCGCGCCCAGGACTCAGCCCATATGCAGGCAAAACCTGGTCCTCAAAGGTCGTCTGCCACGACTCACGCAGGCTCCGAAGCGTCTGGCGGGCCACCAGGAAGCGCGAACCAGGGTAATCCAGGCACCAACGCACCAAAGTGGCCCCCGTGCCCACGCTTTTGCCCGTTCCAGCACTGCTGTCGAGCAATATCGCACGCACATTCTCGCCGTCCACTCGGTGGAACGGCAGCCAGCGCAACGCAGCCATCGGGCCACGCAACTCCAGCGGGATCCCAGTTACTTCAAGGGATTGCAACGGCCCCGCTCCAGGAGCAGATCAGCCACATGCACATCGTCCAGGATGTCCAGGGCCTCCATGAACGCCTCATGCATAGCGCTCCAGTACACAAAATCCGGGTCCGTGGGGTCCCCCGACTCCGACGCATCCATCGCGTGCAGGCCAGTTCGCTCCGCTAGCTCCAGGATCCGCTTGTACGCCCCGTGCTTACCCTTGTTGTTCCTGTCCACCATCACTGCCTCCTTGTAGCTGGTCAGCCAACTGATGCATCCCAGCACCACGGAGGGCAGCAATACAAGCACCAACCACATCTTCCGGCTTGGAGGCAGCCTCGCGAGCCTGTAGCTCCTGCTCGCGGTCAAATGCGTCCGGGTTGTCGCCGTCGTGCCACTGAGCCACCTGCAAGGCGACCTTGCTATCGACCTCTGAGTCCAACAGCAATCGCCTGATGATGTCAGCCATTACATCCGGGTTCTCTCGAAGCTGCCTTCGGAGCCGGGTGCGGAAGCTGATGGAGCCCTTGGCACCGCCGCGTGGGTTCCCACTATAGCCCTTGCGGAACTGGCCGGATGTATCCCGATGGTCTGGGTGGGGGTGGCGCTGGCCCGCCTCGTCCTCCACCCATGCCCTATCCCGGTCGTCGCCTTGCGTCATCCTTGCCTCGCCTGCGTAACAGAACTGTACATTATTCGACACGCTGCACTTCGGGCAACCCGGTGTCAAGGCCCGATCCGCCTGGACACCACCCCCCGGCGCGTGGCAGGCGCGGCTCGACCCGGTGGCGCTGCGCCCGGCTTGCCCGATCCCGCGCCCCTGCGGTCACCCTGCCCCCCAGGCCCCAAGAGCGCCCTATCCCCCCCCGCGAACGCCCCCCCCTAATAACATAG